AGAAGTTGAGACGTGATTTACGCAAAGAAGGCATTGAGCTAAAGTATATTGCTGTTACTGAATACGAAAACCATAGGATACACCATCACCTTGTTATCAATACAGTAAACGTAAAGGCTGTAAATGACTTATGGTCGAAAGGGTGGATAAAGATGTCTGCGCTTGACAAGACAGGAAACTATTGCAAACTTGCGAGCTATCTCATCAAGGAAACGCAGAAGACTTTCAGAACCGAAGAGAGCGCACATAAGAGAAGATATTCGACTTCAAGAAATTTGGTAAAACCTGTAGTGAAGAGGGAATTTGTAAGTGGTGTTGAACTATTTGATGATCCTAAGCCGATGCCTGGATATTACATCGACCAAGATAGCGTAAGAAGGTACGAACACCCTTTCACAAAGGTTGAGCACTTAGAGTATGTCGAAATTGCATTAGACACACCGAGAAAGTATAAGGTTTGGCCAAGAGGCAAGAAAGTAAAGGCTGAATCTCAAAGGACGATACGAAATGACCAACTCGATTTATTCGAGGAGTTTTAACATGCAAAGAAAGGACGCGATATGAAAAGAGATTACCAAAGACAGAAAAACAATAAGTATATTTTGCCTAACGCTGTATATCATACAACGCTCTGGCAGATAAGGGACTATTTTCGCATGAAAGAGAACGCGCAGGATATTTTAGACGAGTCGCCCGCACCACCTGACGGGATGCCACGGAGCGGGGATATAATAGATCAAGTCTATATAAAGGCGCAGAGAAGAGCTATATACATCGACAAGATTAAAGTGATTGACGATGCCATAAAAATGATTCCGGAAGAATACAGAAAAGGAATATGGAATAACATCATCAGAGGAGATCGGTACCCTGCCGACGCAGAGCGTGCGACATACGGTCATTACAAATCAAAGTTTATACTCAAAGTTGCAGAAGGCTTAAAGCTTGTTTAAAGCAAACACGACACACCGGTAGAAAAAATATATATTATTATGACAGTGTGAGGAAATGATAATTCACTCCTTTCTTAAGAAATTATATGCACAATTGGCAGTCGGCAAAGGGCACGGCTGCCTTTTGTGTTATGGAGAAGAAATGGCAAAAGCATGGGCTAAGGCGTTTTACAAATCAAAAGCATGGGCGGAGGCTAGAGAAGCAGCACTGATAAGAGATGGTGGCATGTGTCAAAATACTGGGTGTATGCATCCAGCAGAAGAAGTACACCATGTTATTGAGCTGACGCCTGATAACATAAAGGACTATAGAGTCGCATTGAACATTGACAACCTAAAGAGCCTTTGCAAAGATTGTCACTTTGCCGAGCACAGACATAAACTACACGCAAATGAAAGAGTCGATAAGATACTCACGAATGGATATTACTATGATAACGGCACAATGAAGTTTACGAAAGTATATATAGTGTCAGGCGCACCAGGATCAGGCAAGAGCACATACATCAACAAACACAAAGAGCCAGGAGACTTGCTTATAGATTTAGATAAAATTAAAGACGCACTAGGGCAACCGCGAGAAAGCAAGTACAGCAACCTCACAGGACTAGCATTAAATCTAAGAGAATATCTTTATGGATTGGTAGCAGATAGAGACTCATTGATAGACTGTAAGCATGTATGGATTGCAGCCACATTGCCAAACAAATATGAACGAGAAGCATTAGTAAAGAGGCTAGACGCGGAAGTGATTCAGATAGATGTTAGCAAGGCAGAGTGTCATAAGCGAGTTGCAAATGATACCAAACGCATGGATAAAGATTACGAACACAAGATGGTTGATAAATACTTTAAAAAACTAACGGAACAAAACACATAACCCCCCCTTCAAAAAATAAGGGGAGTGTCCATAGGGGGACCGGAGGAGAGGGACAGATGTAAACATAAACGCGCACACGAGGGGGGTGTGGTACATTTGGGAAAATTTATACAAATTTACGACGAGAAAAAACGAGAAAGCGTTAGAAAGCGAGAGCGAACAAGACTTAGAAAAATATTAGGAGCAGACAACGATATCGTCACATCATTAATAGATAGAGCGGCTTTTTTGCACGCAGAATTGATTGAATGTGAGGAGATTATTAAGCGAGATGGCATCATAGAGACTTATAAAAATGGCGAAAATCAGTATGGAAATAAAAAGGCAGCTGCAGTAGATGTTTATAACAATTTGATAAAATCTTACAACACAGTGATAAAGACTTTGGCAGAAAGTAGAGGGGAGACAAGCGCCGAGCAAGACGAACTTCTTGCATTTATGGCAGCAAGGCGATGAGTTATATTCTTGAGTATGCAGATGCTATATTTTCAGGAAAAATATTGGCTAATGATTTTATCAAAAGACAGTATGAGATTTTGGCAAATCGAGCAGTTCAGCCTGACAGGTTTCATCTTGATTTAGACATTGCAAATAGACACATTGACTTCATGGAGATGTTTTGCAGACAGTCGCAAGGGGACAAAGGAGCATCATTGCAGCTCGAGTTATTTCAAAAGGCAAAGTTCGAAGCGGCATATGGTATGGTCGATGATGATAATTTGAGGCAATACAGAGAGGTGAACTGCTTCGAAGGTCGTAAAAACGGTAAGACTACAGAAGCTGCAGCGATTGCACTTGATGCATTGATTAATGATGATGAGGGAGCACCTGAAGTATACTTCATCGCTACAAAATTGGATCAAGCTAAAAAGGGATACACCGAATCAAGAAATATGGTACAGCAATCACCTGCATTGCGTAAGCACATAAAACCGAGAGGTTTTGATTTATACTGCAGAGGAAACTTCGGTATAATAAAACCTCTTGCGACAGATATCAAGAAGCTTGATTCATACAACGCATCATGCGTTATTGTTGACGAGCTGGGAGCACTCACAAGCAGACGTCCATACGATGACATGAAGCAGTCTCAGTCAAGCATGGCGAGGAAGCAACCGATGTTATGGGCGATTTCGACAAACAACTTCGTAAGGCAAGGGATATTTGACGCACAGGTCGAATACGGCAAAAAAATATTAAGAGGCGACGCAAAAGACGATCGCTTTTTATTTTTATATTACGCGCTGGAAAACGAAAGCCAGTGGACTAATCCGAAGTATTGGATTATGGCAAACCCTGGATTGGGAACGATAAAGAGCAAGGAATTTTTAGAGGACTCGGTGAATAAAGCGAAAAATGATCCTGGTTATAAAGCAACTGTTTTAACCAAAGATTTTAACATTGCGCAGGAAAGCAATCAGTCGGCATGGCTAACACCGAAACTTGCACAAAATGAAGAGGTTGCAGATATAAAATATCTTGAAAATTCGTATGCTATTGGTGGATGCGATTTATCAGCAACAACAGACCTTACGTGTGCAAGTCTTATTGTCTGCAAAAAAGATGATCCTAAAAAATATCTATTGCAGCAATATTTCTTGCCGCAACAGAGACTTGATTATGTCATGAGCCAAGAAGAACCTGAAGCTCCATATGCGCTTTGGGCAGAGCAAGGCTGGTTAACGGTGTCCCCGGGAACACAGGTCGATTATTCGCAGGTCAGCTTGTGGTTTTACAAGATGGTCAAAGAACATAACATAAGACCTCTTTGGATTGGATATGACAGAGCACTGGCCGGCTATTGGGCTGACGAAATGATAAATAATTACGGGTTTGAGCTGGAAAAGATTGCGCAAGGGGCGTACACGTGGACATATCCGATGAAGCAGCTCAGGGCCGAATTTGAGGCACAAAACATAGTGTATCAGAATAATCCTATGTTTTTATACTGCCTGTTAAACACGGGCGTCAAAACGCGTAATAGCGACAATATAGAGTCTATCATGCCTGTTAAACTGCAAAACAATAGGCGAATAGACGGAACAGTGTCAGCATTGAATGCATACACATGTCTAAAAAATCATGAAGAGGAATTTATGCGCTATGTCGCAAGAAAGGGGTAAAATGAACTTCTTTAGTAACTTTTTTGGAAAGGCAAAAAAGAAAATATCGCAACTGCGAGAATTTATCGAGATAGGAGGCTACAGAGCGATATTTTCAAGATTTGGGAATAATCAGTGGGAATCGGAACTTATAAGATCGTGCATAAGACCGATAGCTTATCACACATCAAAGGCAGAGGCAAATTCCTCTGATAAGCGTTTAGAGAGAATACTAAGAGATCGTCCGAACCTATACATGAATGGCGTAGCTTTTCTCTCTAAAATTCGAACGATGCTAGAGCTCAAGAATACGGCTTTTATAATTATAATTCGCGATGATAGAAATAAGGTTATTGGATTTTATCCAATGCCTTACACATCATTTGAAGGAGTATTAAGTCCGACGAATAACCTGTATATCAAGTTCGAAACTCAATCAGGCAGAAGCTATACATTTCACTGGGATGACATTGCGGTTCTGAGAAAGGATTACAACGAAAATGACATCTCAGGAGATAGCAACTCACCAATCTTAAATACACTCGAAATGCTCAACACATCAAACGAGGGCCTCTCGAATATGATAAAGAGTACAGCAAATTTAAGAGGTATTCTAAAGACAACAAAATCCATGCTTGATCCTGGAGATTTAAAGCAAGTCAAAGAAGATTTCGTAAGAGACTACCTGAATATTTCAAATGAAGGTGGCATTGCGACTATCGACAATTCTTATGAATACCAGGAGCTAAAGGCAAGCCCACAGGTAAGCAATTACGCAAATATAAAAGAATTCCGAGAAAATATCATGAGATATTACGGAGTTAACGACAGCATCTTGATGGCGAAGCAGACTCCGGAGGAAATGCAGGCATTTTACGAATCACGTATAGAGCCGTTTTTGATGGAATTATCCATAGAACTTACAAGCAAAGTGTTTACTGAACGCGAAAAAGGATTTGACAACTATATCGTATTCTCAGCCAATACAATTCAGTTTATGTCTACCACCGAAAAACTTAATTTGTGGAACATGGTAGATAGAGGAGCAATGACTCCAAACGAATGGAGAAGGACGCTGAACTTGCCACCACTACAAGGTGGAGATGAACCTATAAGGAGACTGGATACAGCTCCAGTCGGAACTCAAACTGTAGAAAATGAAGAGAGTGAAGAGGAGGAAAACTAAATGGCAGAACTTGACAATATTAAACGTCTTATTGAAGACAAACATGTGCAGTTTAGAGATTTTAACATTGGAAAAGTTGAGACAAGAGAGGCTGCTGAGGAAGGACAGGAGCGCATGACAATAAAGGGAAGACCCATTGTCTTTAACAGCGAAACGCTAATATGCAAATATAGAGATCAGGAAATTTGGGAAACAATAGATCCAAAAGCTCTTGATGGTGCTGACATGTCCGATGTTATCTTCAACATGAATCACTGCGGAAGAGTATTTGCAAGGACGAGAAATGATAGCTTAAAGCTATCTAAAGATGATAAAGGGCTCAATATGGAAACCGAACTATGGGAAGATGACGAGGGTCATAAGAGCTTGTACAGAGACATCAAGCGAGGGATTCTCGATAAGATGTCATTTGCATTTACAGTCAGAAAGTCAGAGTATGTGATCACGGAAGATGAAGAAACGGGAACAGAAAAGGTTCTGCGAAAAATCTTAGAAATTGACAAACTGTACGATGTATCAGTTGTTGATATTCCGGCATACGATGCTACTGAAATATCAGCGAGAAATGCGTTTGCAGCGGAAAGTGAATTACGCAAAGCGGAAAGCATCAAGGCGGCAAGCCTAGCTCGTGAAAAATATAACTATGAAAAAATCAAAATGGAGGAGAAGTAATGAATCTAAAGGAATTAAGAGAAAGATTAAAGGAAATTGATGCACTTGTAGCAAAGAGCGAAAGCGCTGACGAGGTGAGAGGTCTCATCGATGAGATGAAAGAACTGAAGCAGAGAGAAAAAGAGCTAATGCAGTTAGAGCAGAGAACTAAAGAAGCTGCGATGATCAATGGCGGTACGAGCGGAGCAACAATCGTAGAGAGAAGCGCATCAGCTGAGGAAGAGTCAGAAGGAGCTGACAGCGATGTATATCGCAGAGCATGGTTAAAGACCATTGCAGTTGATCAGAGGGGAAACCATCTCTTTGGAAAGCTAACTGAAGAGGAGACACGTGCATTTACATTTACAACCGCAAACACCGGTGCAGTCGTGCCTGTTACTATTGTAAATAAGATTACAAGCCTTGTACGCAACGACTCACCAATCCTTGATGATGCTACACCATCTGGAATCGAGGAAGGTTTTGCGCTCGTAAGACATACAGAAATTAAAGCTGGAGATGCCACTGGTGTTGCCGAAGGTACAGCGAACGAAGATGAAGAGGATGCATTTATCCAGATTCCACTAACTGGAGTAGATGTTAAAAAGCATGTCACAATCACGAGAAAGATGAAGTTCCAGAGCATAGATGCGTTCGAGACCTGGCTAGTAAAGCACCTTGCAGACAGAATTAGAGTTGCGAAGGAAAAGGTGCTAATCGCAAGGCTTGACAACGTAGCACCTTCAGGAGCTACAAAAGTAGATAACTCGGGCATAGCGGCTGCAAATATACTAACAGAGAAGACATACTCTGATGAGTCAATCAGAACAATCATGAGCCTTATCGATGCAGATGGAGAGGTTGTCGTATATGCAAACTCAAAGACTATATGGACAGGTCTTGCAGGGATAAAGGATGGAGACGGCACAAAGGCATTCATCCCAAACCCTATGGCAGATCCTATAGTACAGGGTAGAATCTACGGCGCAACAGTAAAAAAAGATAGCAACCTTGCTGACAATGTAGCATATTTCGGTGTTAAGGGTGCGCTGCTTGCAAATACACATGCACCACTTGAGATATTCCAGTCACTCGAAGCAAAGACTGCAAACACCATCATCACTGGAGATGAAATCTTCGATGGTGGTCTTGAGAATCCAAAAGCATTTGTCAAGGTTACATTCAAGCCGGGGGAATAACTCCCCCTGCCGCCTTGGCGGGTAGTGCGCACAAGTACACGCACCAGGAACTTAACGCACTGACTATCGAACAGATCAAAAAGATAGCAGGGGAGAGGCATTATGGCATCATAGCGACACTTAAATCGGAGATAATAAGTCAATTTTTGGCGCAACAAGGAGTATAATCAATGGTTAGCAGAAAGGAATCTGTCAAGAACAGTCTTAGAATAAGGCATGACAAATTAGATGCAGAAATTGAATCAACAATCACGGCAGCAGAAATGGACTTAATAAGAATGGGTGTAGCAAAAGATGTTGTAAATGATAAAGATAATGCGCTGGTAAATAGGGCAATTTGCATTTATTGCCTTTGGCAAATGACAGAAGATGAACGGCTCATTGACAAGTATCATAGAGCTTACGAAATCCACGCAGATGGATTGAGGAAAAATAAGAGGGTAACTGATGTATAACGAAATAGCAGAGTTGGGGAAAGAAACACTGACGCAAGATGAATACTTAAACGAAGTACCAGGGTATGAATGGACGGAAGTTTTTTGTAAAAGAACATCAATCGGACAGCAAGAGTTTTACAATTCCGCTGTTGTATCATTAAAGCCAGAGTTTAAGCTCGTTTTAGCCGACTATTACGATTATGATAATCAAAAGATTGTTAGATACGACGGCAAGCTATACGACGTGATTAGGACGTTTATCGCAAAAAACACCATGGAGCTAACTGTGAAGGAAAGGTTCGAAAGAAATGCGTGATTCTATTGAAGTTCAAATGAGTAAAATCCTAGATGATTATTCTAGCGAGCTCGACAGGAAAACTGATGAAGCAATCCAAAGAGTGGCTAGGCAAACAGTTAATGTGCTGAAGCAAACAAGTCCGAGAAAGAAAGGCGGTTATGCTAAGAGCTGGACCCTGAAACGCAATTCGCAAGGTCGTGCTATAGTATACAACAAAAAAGGAAGTTTGACTCATTTGTTGGAGCGAGGACACATTTCAAAAAACCAATATGGATCGTATGGACGCGTCGCAGCAAGGCCTCACATCAAACCGGCAGAGAGTGCAGCAAAGCAAATGCTGCTTGATGAATTGGAGAAGCTATGACATTTCAAAATCTACTAAAAAGAGCTGGAATACCGGTGGCGTACGGAGTGTTTAAAAACGCTCCGAAGCCACCGTTTATTGTGTATTTAGCCGAAGGTCAAAAGACATTCAAGGCAGATGACACAATATACCACAAAGCTAACAAGTACAGGATAGAATATTACTTCAAGACAAAAAACGAAGAAAAGGAAGAAACCATCGAAAAGCTATTGCTTGACGGTGGTTTTTTGTACGAGAAATCAGAAGACGTTTATATCGAGTCCGAAGATTTATATGTGATCTATTACGAAATTTAAATCAGATCAGAAAGGAACGAAAGATGAATAAAAATAAAGTTGAATTTGGTACATCAAATTTTCACATCGGAGTATACGAAATCGACGAGCACGGAGCCGCAAAGCTAGGGCCATCAATGGCAGTTCCGGGAATGAGAGCACTGAGCCTAGACGCAGACTCAGAGGAATCAAAATTCTTTGCCGATGACGTCGTTTACTACAGCGATTTCAATGATAACGGCATGACGGGCGAACTTAACATGGCGCTGTTTCCTGATGCGTTCAAAACAGCATTTCTCAATTTTAAGGAGATGGCTGACGGAGGAATTGCACAGATTAAGGGCGGAATTTCGAAGAAGGTTTATTTCGCTTTTGAAGGTAAGGGCGACAAAAACAGAAGGAGACACATCTTCTTTAACGCTTCGCTAGGAGCAATTAAAAGAGAACATAAGACAATCGAGGAAGGCAAAGAGGTTGAAGAGGAGACTCTTCCAATTACAGTTACGGGAGACAACAAAACAGGGGTCATCAAGATTTCATATGCAGAGGGTGACACTGGTTAC